GTGTTCAGGAGCGCGGTGAAAGGGAAGCTCTGAACAAGACCCTTTTCGCCGTCATCCTCGGACATGCCGCCGAACTTGACCCGCGGGAACGTGAACGCCATGAAATCGGCGGTGGCGTCGTTCGACTCGGTCATGACGAAAAATGCCCGGAACGCGGTCTCGTCCTCGAACAGCTCCTCATGGGTGAATGCCGTCAGGTACATGCTCATGTTGCCGCTGACCTGAATCCGCCCGTCGAAAATGTCCGAGAGGATGTTCGACCCGACCACGCCGTCCGACATGGACAGCCCGCCCGCGACGGTGAAGTCGATCCCGGTGATGATCGCCACGGCGGTATCGTTGACGTACAGGGCACCGTTCGCCGCGGCGAGGCATCCGCCGACCGCTGCCGCCGCCGGGGTCGTGAAGTACGGGCTCACGCCGGTGGCGTAGTTCGTCTGGCGCAGGCCCATGAGAGACCAGTTGATCTCCGCGAGGCCGGAACCGGGACAGTTCACCGCCATGCTCGCGGGCTTGCAGTCCCAGAAGGTCTTGCTGAGGTCGAGGTCCGAATAGTATTCCTCGAAGGTGAACCAGTCCTCGGTGTGTCCGGTGCTCGGTGTCCAGGTCTTTTTCCCGACGCAGGTGAACGTCGCCGCGGCACTGGCGGCAGCCGCCACGATCGGGGAGCCGTCGAGCATCAGGCCGGTCATGACCGTATCGGTCAATGCCGTGATGAGGAAGTTCCGGGCGTTGTTTGCCGCGCCGTCGCCGGTGTGACCGGTCCAGCGCCCCACGTCGCCGACTTTGAGGCCGTCCTGCAGGAACGTCGCCGTCTCCGCCGAGGTGAACGTCCCCGCGTTGCCAGCGGTGACCGCCGCCACGACATCGGACTCGGGGCCGCCGACGGGAGCCGCCACGAAGTCCTTGCGGAGCAGCGCGGCCATGAGCAGCGGGTACGAGTTCGGGGAGAGTTCCCCGGCGATGGAGCCCTGGATGGACTGGACGCCATGCCGCATGTCGGAGATTTGCCGGTCGGTCCGGATTTCATCCGACTGGTACGTGCCCTTCTGCATGGCGAAGTTCGCGGTTTTTCTCCGCAGATAAATCTTGCTTGCGGCATCCGCAGCCGCGATGGTTCCCTGGGCCGCCTGTTTGGCGAGAATCAGTTTCTTTTCGACTCCTGAAGCCTGAGCGCACATGTCGCCCTCCTTTGTTTACGTGATGTTCGCGAAAAATGGAATCTTGACAGGCAACATGTACCGGTCTCCCTCAATGCGCCCGTTACCGATTTCCGGGGTCCGGTCGACGATCACCGTCACCGCGCCGGACGTGAACGAACTGCCCCGCGGGAACGCCGCCTTGATGAGTTCGGCCCTCGCGTATGCGGTCCCCGGCCCGGCCAGCAGCGGGTAAAAGAGATTCACCTGGAATATCCCGAGTACGCGATGGTAGCCGTCCCCCATCGTGGGGTTTTCCGGCGTCGCAAACAGGGAGTAGCACTCCTGGTACGCCGTGCCGACCGTCGGAGTGTACTCGGTGTTCTCGTACACCGTGGCGAGTGCTGGGGTGATCGTGGCAAGCTGCGTTTCGAGTGCGGCGCGACAGAGTACCGTGCTCATTTCAGCCCTTTCGTGGCGTTGTCGACAAACTGCCGGAACTCCCGCGCGGTCAGCCCGACCATGCCGTTCGGGGCCTGGTGCGAATGACCGTCCTCGAGCGCCTGGATGTACGGGACTGAGTTGGAAATAAAGTGGACTCCACCGGCGGGCTTGTCACCGATCGATGCGGCGATGCGGTCCTGCGATGTCGCACCGCTCTTGTCTGTTCCTTCGAACTCCCGCTTGACCAGCGACCCTTCGGAGTGAGACCAGTTCGCCCGTGCATGGCCGCCCGTATATCCTGCCGGGGCGGGGTTCTTCCAGTATTTCGCATCGCCGACTGGCGTCCGCATGACCACGGCCTTCGAGATGTCCATGACCACTTTCTTGACCGCGGTGTTCGCGTTGGCCTTCGTCTTGTTCACGAAATTCGCTATGTCGACCGAAAAGCTCATCGCGCCCCCCGGATGTTGCATTCGTACATGACCACCGTGCCCGCCGGGTTCAGCGGCACCACCCGGACTATCGTGTAGACCGCGCTGCCAATGGTCACCGTGTCGTTCGCAGCCGGCGCGGTGAGTGCCGCGCCAGCCGTGGTGACAGGACTCAGCAGGAGCCGTTTGTCGCCTACCAGCACGAGAGAACCGTCAATGTTCCGCTGGTTCCATTCGAGGACCACGCCGGTCACGGTCTGGGTCGCCGTCGTCGGGGTGTTTGTCCCGGTCGCCGTGTTGTACGTCCCGCCCGTTCTCGTGGTCAGCGTGACAGACTGCCCGAACTCGGCCAGAAGCTCATCGACATCTGCGGCGGTCTCTGCGTAGTCGAAGGCCATGTTACACCCTCTCCAGTCCGGCGATCATGCCCCCGGTGCCGTCCAGGTACGGCGCGAGCATGGCATCGACCGCGACGTACCGCTTTGACTGCGGCGAATACGGGTCCATCCGCTTGGTTATCGGCCCGACGGTCTTCTCGGTCACGTTCTGCGACAGATCCCCGTACAGTGCCCCGGAGAGCGATTTCAGGGCCAGTTTCGCGCAGGCGTTCTTGACTTCGGTCGGTATCTCATCCGTGGCGAAGTAGTCCATTTTGTCCGCGACGTAGCAGTAGTTCCGGGGCCATGAAAGCGCCTGAGTAGAGAGGACCCGCAAGCCCTTCCAGCGAGACCGGTACACCTGCTCCATGTAATCCGTCGCCTTGCGCAGCGCGGCCTCTTTCACCGCTTCTGCGCCAGTCCATGCCGTGTTGCCGCGATTGGTATGGTAGGTATCGGCGTCGGTCACGCCGATGTACGATTCGGCGGTTGATTTACCGGTCCCGTCCTCTGTGATCAGGCTCATGGTTACCTCGTGGCCTTGATGTTCACCGGCCCGGCGACTGAGGTATCAGCCCCGGCAGCGGAAAGCGTCACCGTGAAATACCGGCATACGTCCATGTTTTCGAGCAGGTAGTGCCATGTGTCGGTTGTGGTCAGCGTATCCCGGACGGCCTCGCTGAAATAGGTTCCGTCGATGCTCTGGCCGACGTCGACCACGCATGTATCGGTGATTGCCGCGAACGGGACGGTGATCCATACCGTTCGCCCTTCGTCAATTCTGAACGTGTCACTGGCGGCCACCGCGCCGGGGTTCATCGTCTCTCCCGACGTGTAGTACCGGCTCGAACCGGCGTAATCGCTGATGTTCGTCACTTCGGCCAGCACGATACCGGCGAGCATGACCAGCAGGGCCGCGATGTAAATGGATTTTTTCATGCGATCCCCCTTAGTAGACAGAGCCGAGCGCGACCCGTCGCCAGTTCGCCCCGGAGATAGTGTTCGTGGCCGTGCAATGGTACAGGTATGTCGCATCAGCGCAGGTTTCGTTCGCCACCCCGACCGTGCCGTCAACGCCACCGGTGAATACCGCAGATGCGGCGACAAGGTGCGCGTTCTCTGAGACGAGTGCAATAGCGTTCCCGGCGACCCCGGCAGTCCTCGCAGCAAGCGGCAATACCGCAGCCGCAACGGTTCCGGCAAGTACCAGTGGATTCGCCACCGTTCCGGGCGCGTAGGTCGTTGTGTCCTGATCCGTCGCATTGATCGCCAGCTTGATATTCGCCAGCGTCACGTCGTAGGTTTCCCCGATGATGATCTCGTTCGCAGTGTAAAGCGGGGTGGCCTGGGTCGTGTCCTCAACGGCGTATGTGACCGTCAGCGTGTCGACGAAAGTGTAGGTGACGTTGCCGACCTTCAGGGTATCCGTCGCATCTGGGACGGTCTCGTCCGACGTAAGCGTGTCGCGGGCAATGACCGCGTTCACCGGGGTTTTCTCGGCAACGGTGAATACTGCGGGAGAGAGCGTCCCGGTGATGACAAGGCTGTTGTAGAGGCTGTCGATGTCAGCCGCCGTGACCGTGAGCCGCCCGGATATGAGCAGAGCCCCTATGAGGCTGTCGATGTCAGCGCTGGAGGCCGTCATGCGCCCGGTCAGCGTCGCATTCACGCCAGTGAAGGTTCCCCCGATGTCCAGCGCACCCAGGCCGTAGATGTCGCCGCCGACCCTCAGATCGCCGGTGATGACCTGCGCCCCGCGGGTGACCTGCTGGGCGATCCCGTCCCGGTACTGCCAGCCGGTGACCGCCGCGATGATTGCCAGTATGAATAGTATTTTTCGCATGTGTTCGCGTCTCCTATTCGACCCCGGCCAGTATGAGAGCATCGACCAGTTCGGCCTTCGTCATTTTGCCGTAGTCGGGAATGTCTTTCTGTTTCGCGATTGCCCGGAGCGAATTCATCTTCGTCTCCTTGAGCTTCATGGCGGCCCCGCTGTCCGGCGTGATCGTGAGCGGCGCCGCGCTGCCGATGGTTCCCTGTTCCTGTTCCGCGCCCTGCGTCGGTGGTGATGTCAGCCACCGCTTCGACGGGTGCTTGAGCGCTTCATTCGCGTCGATCCGATGAAACCTCACCGGGGTTCCGTCGCCGTCCCGGTCGTACAAAGTAACAATTCCGATGTCCGTGATTTCAGCCATGATTCCCACTCTCTCCCTGCGTTTTGCGGTGGCGGGCCGCCTCTGTGCGCCATGCCTATGACCGTGGTCGGTGGAGGCAGACGATTCAGCGGCCCGTCCCGTTTGCTTACCGCTTGATCGTCAGCCACGCGTTGTACGTGATGGTCTCGCCGGTGCCGTTGGCGATCTCGGCATAGGCCCGGACGTACCGGTACAGCGTGCCGCCCTGCTCGTTGCGGAACGGCACCACGTACCGTTCACCGGCAGCGCCCTGGTCGCCGGTCGTGGCGGTCGCGTTGGTCAGCAGTTCGCCCGCACCGAGTTCGAGCCCCGCAAGGTTGCGGATAAGCCCGGCGGTGTCGAACGTGGCGGACGCCGCGCCCTGAAGCCATATCTCGTACAGCACATCGGCTGCGCTGCACAGAATGGCGTCGATGTCCACGATCATGTATCCCTCGACGAGTCCTTCGCCGAGGTCGATGATTTGGGCCACATCGAGGATTTTGCCCTCCTGTGAGGCCACGATTGCGGAGACCGCGCCCGAACTGTCGAGCGAGTCCTCCAGCATCAGGTCGGTGTCAAATACGAAATCTTCTTTCATCCTTCACCCTCATGGGTTCGTGGTTATTGCCTCAGTGGTTCACCCGGTTGCCGCGCTCGATTAGAGCGTGATGGCCGCGGTGTAGTCGATGTTCCAGCAACGGCCGCCAGCCCGCGAATGGTACACGGCCAGACCGCACAGCCATTCGACCAGCGTCCGGTACACGGTGCCGGAATCGAGCAGCCCGAGGTCCTTGACCTCCATCGTGCTGTTCTGGATGCCCTCGATCATGCCGTCGCCCATTGACACGCAGTAGACGGAGGTCGAATCGGCCCCGGCGTCGCCAGCGGTCTCGGTGTTCGGGATGATCTCGGTGTTCGTGTTGTCCTTCCCGGCGACCAGGATCGGCAGCCCGGAGAACATGGTCACATCACGGCCCCATTCGTCTTTGGTCACCGTCACGTACCCGCCGACCGTGGGGGTCATGGCCGCGATGGAGAGCTTGTCGCGCATCGTGGCGTTCATGATCCAGTGGGTCGGGTCCTGAACCGCGCTCTTGAGTTCGAACAGTTTCGCGATCGTGAGCGCAGCCGGTGCGTCCGTCGCGTTCGTTGTCGTCCGGATGAGCTGGTTGCCGGTGAGCCTGCGCTGGAGACCGTCGAACTCTTTGGCGTTCGACTGCGAGTCGCCCTTGATGATGGTCTTGGCGATGCTCAACGAGAGCGCCCGCGCCTTCATCGCTTCGTGCTTCGCCCGGACATTCCCGCCCATCATTTTGACGAGCGCGGAGTCAACGTCCAGAGTCCCGCCAGCAATTTTGAGCGGGTCGTGCTGCGGATTCACCACGCCAGCGCCAGCCGTGTATTCCTCGTTGATGCCACGGAAGGCCACGCCCGGAAGCGCCCCCTCCTGGTCATAATCGACGCCGGTTCCCTGGATGCTGTTGAACTGGACAGCCGCCAGAAGCGGAGACGACTTCGCGAAGATTTCGATGATCGCGCCGCGTTTCGTGTTCGGTCCGGCGAGCTTGGATGCTTCAAGCAGGGTCATTCCCATTGTTTACCTCGTTAGGTTGTGGTGCCTTGTGCTTGTGCGTTGATTGCCGCGAGCCGTGCCTCCGGAGACTTGATGTCCGAGAGGTTGGCCCCGTCCAGTGACCCGCCGCCGCCCAGCGCTCCGCTGCCAGCGTTACCCTGCGCGGCCACGAAGTGCTTTCCTTCATCGGATTTGGCCCATTCGCCGACGTACTCAGCGAGGGCCTTGTCTCCGACTTTGGCCGTGCGGCTGTCACCGTCGGCTACGATCTGTACACGAGAGGCGAGCATGGCCTTCACGGCGGGAAGGAACTCGACCTTCACCCCGGCCTTGACGAGCGTTTCGGAAAGCCCGTTATCCACCAGCAGGCGCTGAACATACGCCGCCTCGGTCTCATAGGCTTTCTTGTGCGTCCCCGTCTCGGTTTCCAGCTTCTTCAGGGCCTTGCCGTTCTCGGCGATATGCCCCTCAAGCTCCGCGATCTTGTCGAGCGCGGCCTGGTGATCGTCCGGGTCCACGTCGGATTTCTTTTTCAGCTTGCGGACCTCAGCGAGAAGCTCCGTGCGTTTCGCTTCGAGCGCGGACGTGGATTTGTCCACCGCGTCGTCGATGAGTTTCTGCACGGCTTCTTTGTCCTTCGGGTCGTTCATGTCGAGTGCCATTGCTCGTCCCTCTCTGCGGCGCTGCCGCGTGTGGTGCGGTCTCAGACCGCCTTTCGTGTCGCCCCGCTGGGGCTGTCGGTGTTTCTGTTCGGGGCAAAAAGAAACGGACAGCAGTGTCGAGTGTTCGGGCACCCGAATGCCGTCCGTTTCTTCTTCTTGCGTCCCCGTCGGTCTGGCCGGACTTCCGGGGAACCCTTGTCGCTGTTATGAGAGGGCGCGGCCCTCCCGAGTTATTTCATGTGCAGCCGGCGCAACCGGCCACGGTGGTTACTGCTTGCTTTCCCATTTCTCCAGAACTCGTTTTATGCAAAGCGCAATTATTTCTCTCTCACACAGGTACAGAATCGATCTCGTGCGGCACAGCGCCAACACTTCCGGCGCAGGTGTGTAGTTTTCATACTCCCGTACGTCTTATTGTTGTGATGGCGCCGGACCGCCCGAGGTGGGGTTTTCATGACGATCTCTCGATCCGCACGACGCCGCGCAGTTCCGTAAGCGCAGGCGTGCCGTCTTTGTCGACACGGTGGGGCTCCTCGAAACAGTGCGCCTCACCGAGTTCTTCGTCGGCGGTTACGCAGTTCAGTAGTTCAACCCCGTCGAGAAATACACGGTAGTTGTATGCGTCCGGCACATAGCCGAAATCCATCTTGTCGGTCGATACCCTCATGCCGCCCTCTTTCCTCTTGCCTGGTTCAGCAAACCCAGCAGAACATGAAGCGTCCACCTCGCCCTGATTGTGACTTGCAAGATTCCTTCTTTATTGACGCGAACCTTGCGGTCGTATTTCCAGAACAGGTGAAAGAATAACCGCATCCAGAGCGGATTGCGCACGTATGAAAAACTTTCGATATAGGTCATTTTGCCCATTATGCCGCCCTCTTTCTGAGCTGCTCCAGTGTCAATTCGCGTCCGTTCCCG